TTGATTTCAAATGGAGCGGGTAGCGGGAATCGAACCCGCGCTATCAGGTCGGAAGGTATATTTACACACCTTCATCTTTGTTTGAAAAATCAATAATATCCACTTGTTTGTAATAAAATATCCATTTTTTATCATTGCATACAAAAGCATAAAAAAACATATTTTTTTATATTAATTACGTCAAAATTACGTCAATTTTTTCTAGCTCATTTTCAGTAAAATAATCATTGCTTTTACATAAAATCTTCTTTATTTGTTGATACCTTTCTTCCTCAATAAATATTATTTCATCTAATACTACATCTTTTGTTTTCATAACATACAATCCTTTCTTTTTAATGCGCATTTCCTTTTTTCGACATTATTATACATTATTCGATTTATAAGATATCTTTTATAATACAAACTTTTTATTTTTATTCATGAAAATACCTCTCGATTTGATAAAAACGCTTGAATTGTAGGTATTGTACAAGTGTTAGTATTACTTAGTTTTAAGTTTTTATTAATTTCTCGTTTTTTATTCTAACTGTTAGTTAGATTTTTGTATTTTACGAAATTAAAAGCCTTACTCTGCGAACAGATAAGAAAATTTGAGACTTATCCAAATGATAAACCTCAAACTCCTAAAAAACAACGGTTGAATAAGGGCTTTGGCTCTTATTCTTTTTTTATTATATTGATATTATAGCACATAAAAATAAGAAAGTCTACACGACTTTCTCTGCTATTTTTATTATCTTTTTAAAATCTCTTATTTGCGATATGTATTTTAAACTTTCTATAGTTAATATTTTGTCATCTGTTTTTACTAGTTCTCTGTATTGCTTTTCATTTGTTATGCATAAATACTTTATCATTTGTAGAGATATTATATAGTAACTTTCCATCATTATACATCATCTCCTTTATGATATTATAACATTTTATGTTGAATTGTTGTGTTGGAATTTGTCGATTGGAATAAAATTCCATATTTTTATTGACTTTATTTGTCTAACTATATATAATACTTTTAGTTAGAAAATGGAGGATGTTGAAATGGATACTTTGACATATTTTGAAAAAATCACTTTGCAACAAGCAGATAGAGAATTTTGGTTAAATGTTATATTGGCTACAATAACTTTCATTTCTGTTCTATTATTTTATATTGATTATAAAAATAGAAAGGATAAAGAAAGAGCTGAAAAATCTATAAAGATTGCCGAACAATTTGCTAATAGCTTAATACCTAAATTATCAATAATTTGCAATATTTTTGAAAAGACTAAACTAGAAAATGCCTTAAATAGAGTGAAATTTATACAATTTGAAAATTTTGATAAAGATGAACTTGAGGAATTATATAAAAAGGAGGAAATAGATTTTTATAATAAGACTATTTCTGGAACTGTAACTATTGATGACAAATCTATTTCATTAGCAACGTTGATTATGGAAACATTAAATGAACTTGAATACATCAGCATGTACATCTCGACTAACGTAGCAGATGAAAAATATATTTACAATTCTCTTCATCAACAATTTTTCAAAGCAATATCTTTGCTATATATATCAATATCCTTAATAAATACGGATGTAAAAGATAAATATTTTACAAATATAATAAAAGTTCTTGATATTTGGAAAAAGAAATATATTAAACATGAAAAAAAGGAAATGAAATTCAAAAAAAAATTAAATCCCAAAATGCCAAAAATAAAATAACTATAAAAAATTATAGTTATTTTATTTTTTTATATATAAAAAAGTCGAACCTTAATCATTTTTTTTATTTTCCTCATACTTTATTATATCTTCACGAGTAATATTAGTATTTATATTTTTCATCCAATCTCCGTACATATTTACCCCTCCTAAATATATTACTATTATTTATATATTACATTTAATTGTTTTTGTCAACATTTTCTAATGATTTTGCTATTTTATTTTAACATAAATTTTATAAATTTGCAAACTTGATTTTCTTCTGAAAAGTAGCTGAAAAGTGTCTGTTTAGAATCCATTTTAAGTCTTTTTTATTTTTTAGGCAATAAGTTATATACCTTAATTTTAGTTTGTTTTTTTGAATTTTCTAAACTTGAATTAAAAACTTACGAAAAATAACAATTAATTATATATTATATTGCACCCCTAAAAAAACAAATAGAAAGGAAGTGATAAAATGGAAAGAAAGATAGTAAATTCAGAAGGTGTTGTTTTATACTATATAAATGAAGATACATTAATTGAATTTCTGAAAAGATATGCAACTCTAGAAATTATCTTTAAAGAAAAAGTAGAAATAATATAAAAAAAGAGGTAGACTAGAAATTAATCTAATCTACCTCTTACTTCTATAATTTAGTACAATAATCTAAACAAATATACCCACTTGGAGTTAATCCCCAGTTACCTACTACTTTTGTAACTGTACATCTTACTCCTCTTACATATCCCCCTTGATTTCTTGCACTTCTTGTTAATTCACTTAAACCTTTTATTCTATATTTTGTACTTGGTCCTGTTCTTACATTTAATTTACTACAATTAACTTTATATGTTCCTGTAGTATAACCAGTTATCCTTGTATTAGTTGAAGATGTTAATCTTATAGTATAAGACAATTTAATCCAACCTATGTTAGTTTTGCCCCAACCATTACTCTCTGCTAATATTGTTACTACAGAATTTTTAGCATAACCTCCAACTCTTCTATAACTTGTACTAGCTCCTGCTCTTGCATTTGATCCACTGTTTGCTGTAATTCTAACTTTATAATTCACATTTGATACACTAGATGTTGTATTACTTATTACTACATTTGTAGTATTTTCTTTTACATCTGTTCTGTCATTTTTAAAACAGAAGAATTTTTGATAATTAGCATATGCCCTAAAGTTATCTATTGATACATATACAGTATTACCTTTTACTATTGCTTTACCTCTACGACTAGAAACATCAAATTTCCCATTATATAAATAAGGATCGTATACTTTTATATAATTACCTTCTACTCCTGTTAGAACTATAAAATGTCCACCGTAAGTAAACAGCCCTTGATTGCAACTTGCTATTATGTAATGATTATTTCTTAATTTTGCTACTGCATCATCTAATCTATAACATTCACTATAATCAATATTGAATACATCAGCTGTCCATCTAAATGCTGACCAGTAAGTTCCTTGATTTGCACTTCTATATCCATATTGTGTATATAGTCCCGCCATAACATCAGGTGTTATTGTTCCCTTTATAGAACTTACTACCATAGCACTTGAAGTTGGTCCACATCCACTTGTTCCTATTGTTTGTGACCTATCTCCTACACTTGAATACATCTTATTAGACCATCTACTATCAATTTGACTATAATATGTTAATCCTGCATAATCTCCAACATTGACATTTGGAGTTTTTTCTGAGCCTTCATAAGCAACTTGTCCTTGCTCTTCAAACCCTTCGCTTTCTGTTTCTTGTACTTCTACACTTTGCTCATCTGTTTCATTTAAATTTGGTATCTCTGTTGTACTTGCATTCTCTATATAATTTTTTACTTCTTCTATAGCATTATTTACTATTTCTTCATTAGACTTGTCTTTGTTTGTTTCATAAAATCCAAATCCACCTAATAACCCTATTAATATACTTATAATTATTAAAGTAATATTTCTTTGTTTATTTTGTTTCATTTTGTACCTCCTTTGATAATGGCAATTCAAAACATTTATTTACTAATGTTTCTATGCCATGGTTTCCTCCCAAAACTTTATATTGCTTAAATAACTCTTCTAAGCAATATCTTGCATATTCAGGTAAATATCCTTGTTTCATATAACTTTCACATTTACCAACTATTTGACTTCTTATTAAACTTAACATACTACTTTTCATAGCATTATTGTTTTGTTTGTTATCTTTTAGTTGTTTTGATATAAAAGCAAAACCGACTTGCACATGCAGTCGGTATCAACCATTGTAATATTATTTTTAATATTTCCATATTTCTTTTTCCTTTCTTAATATGTATATCCTGTAATTTTTGATATGAACATTTTTCTATTTGTTTCAGACGTACCTGAGTTAAGAAAATACCTCGAGTTATTATTCCAAACTAATTTATTACTTTCAAGTTTTATCTTAGCTACAAATAAATAATTATTACCAGTTCCTTCATGGAAATTCATTAAAGTAAATAATCTGTTTAAAACAACTGGTACATTTGAAATACATATACTTTTACTACTTTCATCGAAATATTCTATCATCAATCTTTTATATGTTGTTATATTGTTTGTAAACGTTATATCTGCTGATGTTCCTGTTTCGTTTTCGTACAAAACGGTTCCGTTTATTTTTTCTTTTAAATCTAAAATAAGAGGTTTAGACATTGTCTTCACCTCCTACAAAACTTTTAATTAATTTAATCATATTATCTCTCCTTATCTATATAAAAATTCTAATTTGCTTGCTGTTGGTACACTCCAATCTTTAAATTGAATTATTGTACTTTCTCCTCCTGATGTTCCTACTTCTATATAATTAATATCTTTTACTAATAAACATCCTTCAAAAAATATTTGCATGTCATTTTTTCCTACATAATATTTTTGCGGTACTGTATAATTTGTATTTTGTGTTATAGCTGCTGTTGTTGTTATTATCATTCTCTTTGCATTTATTACTTTCTCTATATCATTTATTGCTTCTTCTATGTTATTTTGAAACATATCAAACATATCTTTGTTTAACTTTGTAACATCATTTTCAAAACTAATTTTTTCCATTTGTTTTCTCCCTCATTTCCTCAATTTTATTTTTTAGAAATTCTATTTCCTCTTGTTGTTCTTGTATAGCTTTAAAAGCAACAGATGTCATAGAATACAAGTTTACTCCACTTTCATTTTTATCTGTTATTTCTGTCGAGTAATTAAAATTCTTTCCCATTACAAAACCTATACTCTTTTTATCCGTGTCTTTTTGAGTTTTATAATTAAATTTATATATATCTGTGCTAAGCACAATTTCTAGTCCTTCCTTTAACTTTTCAAAATTTTTCTTTTGACTTTCTAGAGATGTTTGAACTAACGTATTGGCTCTAACTGTACTTTCTCCTCCTGCATTTCCTTGAAGATAAACGCCTGTATTTATATCTCCTATATTTGTAGCTCCTATAAGAGCATTTACCGTTCCAATATATGTTGTTGCACCTTGATTATCCGCTACTTTTATAATCTTATCCCCCGAACTTCTTGTAGTATATATATCTATCTTTCCTCCAGATATAGTAGCGTTAGAACATGTTAAATTTCCATTTTTGTCAACGTTAAATTTATCACTTTTTATAACTACATTATCTCCAGTTAAATTGATTTCTTTTCCGTTTAAGACTAATTTTATTTGCTTCAACCTGTATTTGTTCAGCTGATTGATTAATTTTTGAAATAATTTCATCTTTTCCTACCTTCTTTCTTACTTCTGAACTAATATTCTCTGCTGTTTGCGTTATAGCAGTGTTCATTTCTGTTGTAGTACTATAATTTTCTAGCTTTTTGTCAACTGACAAACTTATTTCTTGTGATGATTGTTTTATCTCGCTATTCATTTCAGCTTTTGTTGCAAATACATCTGTATATTGATTTTGCACAGCCCATCTAACGTACATGTTTGCATTAAAATCTTTTATTTCAAGTATATTTTTTCCTTTGGAAACCGGTATGTGAAATTCGCCTAAGTCTTCTATTTCTTCATTGTCTTTTATTGAACCATCTTTGTTTATTCTCCTTATTATTTGTGCTTGTCCATCTTTCAAGATATATTCATCATAAACTGAACCATTTTGCCTTAATACTTCTTTTATCCCTAAATCATTATATGTTTTATTTTCTTCTTCATCTGTTATTATGATTATACTTTTATCTTTTCCTAGCAATAAGTTATCATTCAAACATAAACTATCATTTAAATATTGGTATTTAAATACTACATTATTTCCATAAATGTGAAGTTCTACTATTTCACTATCAATACATTTTTCTAATATTACTTTTTGAACTCCTTTTATATCATCAGTTAAGTCCGCTATTGTTGAAACTTTGCTTGAAATTTCATCTATTTCAGCTGTTATTGTAGTTGTTTTTTCCGTTCTGTCTCCGATTTCTTCTACTAATTGAGTTATTTTCCCTTCTGCTTGATCTATTTGGCTTTGCACTCTTTTTATTTTATTAGAGTTGCTCTTCTTAGTTTGCATACTTTCTTGTTCTGTTTTTGCTTGAATTTTACTTTTTATACTTGTTCTAAACTTACCTGAATATTCTAATTCTCCTTGATATAAAACATTTTTACCATCAATTACAAGAACGTCGCCAATATCATATGCAGGATCTATTATTGTTTCGCCTTCAAACGAATATACTTCAAAATCTTTTATTTGATTATATACATTTTCTATTTGTTCACTATCAACTATATACATATTGCTTTGATTTATATATACAGTATTAGTTGTATTATCTCCAAATTTGTAATCTTGAACTCCATCTTCATAAGAAACTTTTGATACTTTAAATCGGTCTCCCCATTTGTAATCTTTGAACAAGTTTATATCTAATTTTATAGTATCTTGTCCAAATGTTCTAATATAGAGTTTTCCGTCTCTACCAATTACTGCAAGCCCCTCAGCTTGTTCTGCTATATAACCTATATATGTTCTTGCAGTTACTGTATTATCATATACTGCTATTTGTCTGTCTGAGTTAAGAAAAGAAGTAGAACCGTAATTCTACTCCTATTTTAGTACATATATCTTGCAGCACTTGTAACATAGTTGCAGGGTAAGTTAAGTCACTACCATCATATTTATTATCCTCAAATTTTTTCATATAATCTGTAGCTTTTATTTTAACTTTAAATTCATCATCTTCTACTGATTGAATTGTAAACTTGCCAACAGGTATTATTTCATCTTCTAAGCCACTTTCGACATAAACCTCATTATAGTTTTCTGGCAAATCTCTTTTATCTATTTCAAATTCAATATCAATTTCTGGAGTGCAGCCTAAACAAAATTCATTATTATTAAATAATTCTAATGTCGAACTAAAATCTATAATATGATCAGGTTCAATTTTGTTTCCATCTATATAAATATTAAGTTCGTGTTGTGTTGAATCATTTAATACTTTATCTTTATAATTTTGACTTGTATTATACATTTTTAGCCTCCTATGAATTTGCACTTTTCGAAGCTTGTTTTTGAGCTTCTGTTAGTTCTTTTTGCATTAAATTAAAAGAACACTTCCATCTTGTTTTGGAAGTGTTTGTATTTAATTCTGTATCTATCATTTCTACTTTTCTTTTTGAAACTCTAAACTTTGCTCCTTCTAAAAATCCACCATTAACAACTGGTACTTTTACATCCAGAATAAGTGGATTCCTATATGTTTTTTGTATTAGTTTTTCAGCCTCGTCTTCTGAATTTAAATCCCATGACATAGAAAGTTTTAACATTCCTATTGCAATTGGATTATCTATCAAAGCTCCTGTTTTTTTACTTGTATAGCTATCATTGTCTGTATCTTCTACATCTGCACTATATGATGAGGGAGTTGGCAGATTTTCTGTTTCTCCATGTTCTCTCCATATCATTACTAATCACCTACCGTCACTATTGTATTTTTTCCAGTTCTTCTGGTTTTTGAATTTATATACTCTATTGTATCATCAAATATATCTCTGCCTAAGTATTGTATTGTTATATGTACTGGTTGTCCATTGCCACTATTGAAGTCTGACAACACATCTTCAAAGGTGTCTCTCATAATATTCTGCGGCGTTACAATTTCTGGATTTGTTTTGGCTCCTGAATATTCACCAGCCATTACAAGTGTTTCGTCGTATAATACACCACCTTTGGCCAATCGTGGTATTTGTGGGATTTGAACTGTTGATATCCAAGCAAATGGTCTCATTCCCATTATATCTGCATTTTTTATAGTCCTCAAAGCAGAATTTAAGCCATTGAAAGGTATACTTATTACTTTATTTATTCCACTTATTATTGCATTTACAATACTTTTTAATCCACTTAATATTCCTTCTTTTATACCATCAAAGATTCTTCCACCTGTGCTAAATACATTTTTAACAGCTTGCCATGCTTGACTAAATTTATCTCTAAACCAATTTGGTATATTACTAAATATTGACGTAATACCATTCCAAGCACCCTGCGCTCCTTCTTTTACTTTATTTTTAATATTTTGCCAAGCTTCAGATGTTTTATTAGTTACCTGTTGCCAAACGTTGCTTATAAAATTTCTTATATCTGTAAATACCACTACTACAATATCTCTTATTGTTTTTGTTTTTGTCTCCGTATAAATATTAATTGCATTCCAAATTCCTATAAAAAACTCTTTTATTCCATTCCATGCTTTCTCCCAGTCACCTTGAAATACTCCTATAATGAAATCCAAAACCCCTGATAACGCATCTATTACTGAGCTTATCGCTTTGCACATTTCAGCCATTATAGGTATTGTGTTGTTAACTATATATTCCACTACAGGAGACAAGAATTTCAATATTTCATCTATTGCAACTATTAATTTTGATATACCATCAAGTATTTTTGTAAAAACATCTTTAGCTCCATTTTCCCATATTCCTTTTATCCACTGCGTTATTAATTCAATCCAATATGATAATGTTCCTAAAATACTTATTATAGAATTTGCAAAATTTTGAAAATTTTGACTAGCTGTCCATTGTTCAATTGCCTTTTGAGCTTCCAATATTACATATAAAACATTATTTAATGCATTCCATAAATTTTGTATTATTTGTATCCCTTTGCTATTTTCCCATGCCTCTTTAAAAGCTTTTGAAATATTTCCAATAGTATTAAATATTGATGTTAACAATTGCAATATTATACTTACAGTATATTCTCCAGTGCCATTTAGCCAAACTTCTTTAAAACTTTTTCCTATCTTTTTTATTAACTGCAAACTGCTGTTAAAAGCATATTTCATACTCTCAATTAACGACTGTCCATATTTATTCCATGCATATTGTATTGGTTTAAAAAGCTCTTTTAATTGCTTTTTAATTTTATCTATTAGAAATTGCATGTTATTATCAAATTTTGATAAATCAAAACTTGGTGCTGAGCTTCCTCCGCTACCGTTATCAGAATTATTATTAGACTGCACATTATTTATTTCATCATGTACTCCTGCCAATTGTTTAGTTTCTTGCTTTGCTTTCTTAGCACTTCCTGCCATAGCAGAATATGACTTTGCACTTGCTTTTGCAAATATATTTACTCCTGTTAATGCATAAGCTACACTTTGTATTGCTTTCATTAATTGATATACTAGATTAGTCACAAATTGTATAACTGGTGCTAATGCACTTCCCATTGCGTATTTCATATATTCAATGTTAGCACTTAATTGTTTAGCTCCTGCGTTTTGGCTTGATAACCATGTACTTGCACAACTGCTTAAAGTACTATAAATACTTTGCATTGAAAAAAGTGCACCTGCATATTTCAAAATATGGCCTAATCCACTTTTTAACTTTGTTCCCATTCCTTTTATATTGTTTGTAATGTTTTGTGTTATTTTAGGCATACTATTAAAACTATCTTTCATACTAGCAATACTGGGTTTTGTTTGCTCTACTTTTTGCTTAAATGCACCAAAAAAACTACTCAATTTATTTTGAGTAGTTGAAGTTTTAGAAGCCTGTTGTCCTAATTCTGCCATTTTAGATTTTGCACTATTTAATAATGCATTATATTTTTCAATTTCACTATTTAATTTATCACTTTGCTTAACTAAACTTTGATAATTTGTATTGCTATCTAATCTTTTATATGTTTCTTGTGTTATTTGTTTATTTCCAGCATCTGGCATTTCTTTTATTACAGATTGATTTGTATCATTCCTTATTTTGTCTAATGCATTATTGGTAATATCTAGTTTTAGCTGTCGACCAGTTATTTTCTTTTGTAGACTATCAATTTCTTTTTCAATTTGTGTTATTTGTTTTTGTGCATCTTTATTATTAACTTTAATTGATATTTCATTATTTTCAGAACTCTTTTTTAGATCTTGCATTTTCTTTTTCATAAAATTAACTGCTTGATGTAATTTATTTGTCATTGCTTTTGTATCTACTTTTGAAAAAGCTTCTTGTGCTTGTTTCATTGCTTTTTTTATTGTTGGTAACATTTTTTCAAATTCTTTTAATGCTTCTTCTACTTTTGCAGTTACAATAATTTCTATCTCTTCGACTGTGATAAGTCATCTCCTCCTCTCTGTTAATTTTTCCATATAAAAAACACCTACCTAAGTAAGTGTTCTTTATTGTATTTAATTATTAATACATAGATGCTTCTATAATTTTAAAAGTAGCATTTTTCATTGCTTCTAATTTATCTGATGATATGTATGTAAAAATTTCAAAACTTTGGCTTTGCCCTGCTGCTAAATCATTTGCATAAACATAATCTTCATTTATTCTTGCACCTGTTGCATCTACTGCTTCTATATGAAAACTAAAAGATTTTTTTTCAGTATTTTTATTTGTTACTTTTACAGTCAATTTTGTATCAGTCATTCCATAACTATCTTTTGTTGTTTCAAATTTACCTAACTCTACATTTGCATCATTTGCTAAAATTTGTTCTGTATTTGAACCTGTCGCCTTGTCTAAATTTGCGCTAACTTCATTCAAACTATCTGACAAAGCTTTTTGAGAGTTGATAGTTATAATCATAGCTAAAACGCATAAAATAACTCCTGCTATTGCTTGTCCTTTACTTGCTTTTTTTATTAAAGAAATTATTGCAAATATTGCTCCTATTATCCCTAATATAAATGACAAATTGTTTATAATTGGAATGATAGATGTACATATCCCTATAATTCCTAATACTAATCCTGCAGTTGCAAAACCACTTTTCTTTTTCTCTTCCATAAGAGTACCTCCTTTTATTTTATATAAAAAAGTATAACATCGAAAAGTTGAAAAAAATGTCGAACTTTGTCGTAAAATACAACTTTTTTAATTTTTCTCAGCTTTTATTATAGATCTCATTTTTCTTATTATTTCCTCAGGAGATTGTGCTTGTTGTTCTTCTTCTTTGAATAATTCCTTGTAATTGTCCCTAATTGGCACTATTTTAGGATTTCTACTCATGCTATCTGCTCTTATTAGTTTGTTTGTTACAGATTCTTGTAAATTAATCTCACGTTTAAGGTCATCTATTATTTTTATAAGATGTGCTTGACAATAAGTATTTATTTCTATATATCTACTGTTCCAAAATTCAAATGGTTTCATATCGAAATAATACGATAAAGGTTCTATCGCATAAATTAGTTCTATTAAATTAGATGCTTTCTTTATTTTTATAATTATATCATTTAAGCCATGTAACCTTGAAATTGCTGTTCTGCTATTTTGCTCATTGCATTTTCTGCTGATTTTTGAACCAATTCGTTCATATTCATTTGTGATAAAGGATTTGATGTCATTTCTTTTAATTCTTTCTTGCTCATTTTCTTTTTGAAAAAACCCTCTTCGTTTAAAACCTCTGCTATCTTTGAATATAAGTCATTTATTGTTATCCCTTCCACTCTACAGTCATCTATAAAGTCATATACTTCGTCAGATGATGCAAATACACTTTTCCCTTCTTCATTTTCTGCTAGTTTAAATATTATTTTTGATAATGCTTCTATATCCAGAACAGAATATGCTTTTGTGAAAGCTTCTTCAAAGTTTTTATTTTTTAGTAGATTAGCTATGTCTACTATTTTTCTTGTTTTTAGTACTAAATTAATTGTTTTACTTTTTGTTTCTATTATCATTTCTTTCTCTCCTTTGCAAAAGAGAGAAGGCTTTAAGCCTTCTCAGTATTTTCTTTATTTTCTTCTATTGTGCTAGTTATTTTTCTTGTTCTACTCCTAGCACTTAATTTAGTAGAACTAGGCTGTGGGAAATCCTTTACTTTCTGTTATTTCTGAACTTCTATAAATTGTTAATTTAGATTTCAACATATCATCTATAGCAATTTCACTCATTCCTATGTAGCATGTACCTGTAAAGTACCATGTTAGTGGTTTTCCATCTTCTGATGCTGTTTCTTCTGGTAATTGGATTGCCCAATATCCATTTGTTTTAGCAGTTTGAACAGCTTTTAATTCATCATATTGGTCCTCTTTAAATAATATTTCTATTTCTAGATTTTCTGCTTTTTGTCTTCCTTCCGCTTGTCTTTCGTCTGGAATATCTAAAGCACTATATGTTATTCCCTCTGGTGCTTTTAAAAATTCTGGTATGCTTTGTACGAAAGCTACTTGTTTTCTTTTAGTTGCATCTTTTAAGTCTGCTAATGTATCAGCATGAAATAGTTTTGTTAATGTACTTGCTTTTGGTTCTGGCATTTTTTATTCCTCCTTATTATCTTATAAAATTAAAAGAACTCGTTATAGAATTATAACGAACTTCAAAAGTTATTGTTATACCGTATTTTTGCAGTATCTGGTCATATACTGCAGGACTGGTATTTGTCCTTGTGAGATTATATTCTTGAAGTTTTGTGTCAACTTCATCTGTCATTTGCATTGCTTGACGTTGTTTTTCATTCCAACAAGTTATTGATATCTGAAATGTAGAAAGTACTGGAAATGCATTTTCTGTTTTATTTACGGACTTTAAAGGTGTATGTAATTCCAAACAAGGAAATTTACTTGTAGTTGTTGGATTTGTTAATATTTGTTTATACTTTAATAATTCTAGTTTTTCATATACTAAATCGCTAAACTCTTTTATGCTTAAATCTTTCATTATTTGCAACACTCCTTTAACATCTCATTTAATCTTTTCTTTGCTATTTCTGTATTTTCATTTCTACTTTCAAACTCTGCATCACCAATAAAATGCTTTGCTTTACTACCTATTGCAACATAAAACTGTTGCTTATTTATAGTTATAATTGGATAGCTTAAGGATCTACCAACTTTATTTACAGGTATATACCATTCAGTATAACCTGATGCGATAAAGTGTTTTGTTTTTCCTATATGTTCTTGCTCAGCATATTGTCCGAGTTCCAAAATACTCAAACCATAAATATGATTGTCCATTTTCAGTCATAAATTTAGAAGGATCCGCATAGACCCTTCCTTTTACTTCTTTTGTAGATATATCTATCATCTCTACTAATATTCCATTTTCATTGTGACCTTTTTCCAATCTTATAGCATAACCTCGAATATTTTTTAATACATCCTCTGTTATTTTCTTTGCAGTTTGTGGTAATCTTTGAGTTATAGCATTTATATTCTTGAAATTATGTTTTACTTTAAAATTGCAATTAAAATTTATCATTGTATTTTCTCCATTCTATATACATAAGTGTTTCCTATTTGGTTTTTATCTAACACCTTATATTCTGGAATAAACTCCTTTAATTTTGAGACATCTTCAAATGATATTCCATTGCCTTTTTGTACATCATAATCTCTTGTCGTACGACCTTTATATGTACTATAATCCACTTCGCCAGTAGACTTTCTATCTAACTCGTCGACATCTTGTTGTATATTTAGCCAAGCCTGTCCTTTATATTTCCATACCTTATCTGATTCTCCGTGGTCTTCTATTTCTTCATATTCGGATATATATACTTTTGTTAAATCTCGTAATAACACTACTTAAATATCCTTATTGAAGCAACATCAATTCTTAATTTCTTTTCTATATCATTAAATGAACTTGAAATAGAACCCTCATTGCGACTTAATAGTCCTTCTGAACCTCTAGCATTATATTCGGATATAACAGCCTTTTTTATGTATGGAAATAATTTATTATCAGTTTCTTTACGATTAGAAGCATCACAGGCAATAGAAGTCATATCTGCTATGATGTCTTGTATTATATTATCTGTATCTTCAATATAATTTGCTCCTAATCTTTGTTTTATTTGTTCTAACATCTATTGCCTTCCTTTCTATCCTTTTGAGATTATTCTTGCTATAGCAATTTCTTTATGGTTATATGTATTTCCATCAGAACCTACTACTAAATCCCAGTTTGCTCCATCTGCTAATTCTTCATCTGTTGGTGAATCTGTTGCTTGATTTTTCATTAAGTAACTAACACCATGAGGAGCCATTACTTTTCTTTGTCTTTCATATAAGTAATCTCTATCATTATCAGCATCTCTATCCATTTCATGAGGTACTTTTGCTCCTAAGTCTTCATAGTCAAATGCTCCTTTTCCGAAAACATAAGTAACATACTTAGAATCTCCATATCCTGAAACTTCATAATAGTTTCCAATATTTTCAACAGAAGGTTCTGCAACTGCTGTATAATTTGTTCCGCTTTTTGTATAATATGTTTTTCCTTCTGTTAAAGTTTTATCAGAAGTTTTTGCATATATTGGGTCTCCCTCTTCTTCTGTTATTTCGTCATATTCAATTAATAATTTTCCATTCCATGTATAAACATTTAGTTCTCTTTCAATTCCATTTGGGTCATTATATCTTAAGTTTGTTACTAATTTTTTTCCTTCTAGATTTGTTACTATTACAGAGTTTGCTACTGCTAATTTAAAGTTTCTTCTTCTATCTCCACATGCTTTTTGTAACGCTGTATTTAATGTTGTTTCAGCTACTGATGACTCAGTTTCTCCTGATATATCATATGTGTGTTTTGAAGCAAAAACTTTACCTGCATCTGATTTCATTGAGAATAATGCTTTTGTTATAATTAATAATACATCTTCCCATGCGCTATCCCAGTAATCTCCTAGTTGGTCTGCAACTTGACTCATAAAGTCTTTTTTAGATGTTACATCATATGTAAAGTCATCTTCATAAAACTTGTCTTTTCTACCAATAACAACAACACCTTGTTTATATGTTGGCAATGTTTTTCCTTCATCATATTTTGTTTTTCCATCATAGTTTACTGGTTTGCCTTTTAATCTTCCTATCATTGGAATTATTCCATATTCAGCACCAGTTTGTGATGCAAACATTTCTCTTATTTTATTGTTTCCTTGTAATACTCCTGATTTTATTAATAAATTTAATCTTTCTTGTGGAATTGTGTCATAATAAGCACCGAATGCTCTTTCATTAAAATATTTTTTGTTAAATGTTCCTGTACTTGTAAAATCTGCCATTTTTTATACCTTCTTTCTTTTAATTTTTATATTTTGATAATTTGCAAAGTTCTTCATAAGTCATTTGACTTTCTGGTTTAGAACCTTCAATTGAATCTCCTGTTTGAGGAGCAGGTTCTTTAGAATACTCATTTATTGCTTTTTCTCTATCTGCTTTTGATACTTTTTCAAATATATCTAATTTTGAATTGATACTTTCTGCAGTTTCTCTTGAAAAATCAATAGTTTCTATGTATCCTAATGAGATACCTCTTTGACTTGCTTGACGAATTGTTTCGTCTTTTAGTCTATAAGCATTTAGTTCATTTTCAGCTTTATTAGCTCTGGCTCTTTCTTGCTCTAATTCATAAGACTTTTTTTGGTCTTCGTCCATTTTTGCAAGTTTGTCAGCCTCCGCTTTTTTTGCTTCCATTTCTTCTAAAATTGCTTGTCTTTCCTTTTGCTTTTCAGCATTAATCATTTTATTTACTTCATCTCTTGTAAAAGTTTTTTCTTTATTTTCTTCTACGTTTGATGTTTCAACTTTTTCTACACTCTCGGCAGTAGATTCCATATTTGTTTTTACTTCTTCATTACCTTCCATAACGAATTTCCTCCTTAACTTTTACGGTTGTTATAACCAAACTATTTGACTTTTTACGGAAGTCTAACCAAACAAAATAGACCTTTTAGAGCCTTGTCCAGGGCATAAAAAATAAGAGCTAGTCGACTTAGCTCTTTAAATTGATATATAGGTTAGGATTTGCACCTAACATAGAGTGCCAGCGTACACTCCTACGCCACTTCTGATAACGGTTACCACTGTATTTTATTCGATTCGGATATTTCTATCTCGCTTAGCGTCTACCTATTCCGCCACTATATACATATATAATTTTAAAATGTTAATAACTTATTTATTTTTTTCTTTAATATTAAGATATATTGCATAGCCTATTATTCCTGCTAATTCTGTTAATATTGTGGCTATTACTCCACACCAAAATGGATTTATATACATATTATTTTTCCTCCTTATCCTTGGAAATGAAAAATCTTTCTATCTCTATTACAGGTTTTTCACTTACTTTCTGTGTAAATTTCACTTCGGTTACAAATTCTATTTTATTTTCATTTATTAATATATTAGTTATTCCACCGTCGCTTTTTATTTCTAACGTGTCACCTTCTTCTATAATATATTTTTCCATTACTTTTATTGGCTTTTTTTCTTGTATCATTTTTTAACCTTCTTTCCATAATAAAAGCACCTACTCCTAGAGTAAGTGCTAAAATTTACCTTTTATCATTTTATTATGATATTTTTTCCATTCTTCATATTGCTTTATTATTTCTTTTGGTGTATTTTCTTTCCATTTCCAAGGATTTTCTTCTCCTAATGTATCTATTTGCCAATCTGTCCAAGGGTGTTCCATAGGCATCATATTAAATCATTCCTTTCATAACTTCTATTATGTTTTTGCTTAATAATGAAGCATTTTGTTTATTAGCATAATAATCTGCAAATGCTTCAGCAATAATTTCCTGTCCTCTTTCTTTATATGCATATCCTGAAATATTCCTTATTAGCAAATCTTTTTCTTTTATATCATTTACACCTATTTTATTCAAGGCTTTATTTAATATTTTATTTACTGTTATATTATTTTCGCTATCAAAAACTATTGCATTATTATTGTTATGATTTAATTCTTTTATTATTTCTGTTACTGCTATATGTCCTGCTTCATGTATTGACATATCTTTATAAGTTGTGTTATTAGGATGAAAATGTTTCTTAACATCCTTTTCATATAATTGTCTTGGAACTTTACTATTATAAAATTTATTTTTATTTATATACATTACATATGTTCCATCTTTTTGTAATTCTACTGCTAGTCCACCATTTGGATGGTCTATTTCTTTTATTTCTTTAATCTTTCCTCTTATATTTGGAAAATCATTATATACTCTACTCATATTGTTTAATAATTCTTTTAAAGCTTCTTTATCTATATGCCTTGTATTCATTTTTTTAATATTGTATTTTTCTTTTATATCTTTTTCAAATTTTGTATCAAATATATTAAATTGTTTTTCTGTTTCTAACTCAATATGCTCATTATTAGAATTATACACAATTGTACTTCTACAATAGTGAAAATGATGTTGTATTGGCGGGAGATTTAAGCCTAGTACTAATCCATTGCATCTAATTCTTTGTACTGTTAATTCTTTTTGTGTCTCACCATAATATCTATCAAATACATTTTCTTTGTTAATATAAAACTCTTGATTATTTAAACTATCACACATTAATGTTGTTTTATCATCTTCTACTGCAATAAATCTAACTTTTGAATTATCTTCCGTTACTTCTTTTATTCCTTCGACTTTTGCTAGATTATTTAAGCCAATCATTTGTAAATCTGCTGCACCTGATATTTTGCCATTATTTATATTAAGTTTTTGATTATTTTGTCTATTTATTATTATCTGAAACTCACTAGAATCGATTTCTAGGCCTTTTTGTTGTTGCATATTTAAAATTGCTTGTTTATATATTTGTTGTGCGTTATATTGTATCGTTGCTTCTATATACTGTTTCCAGTTAAAACCACTATAATTGGGTTGGTCCAATAATGCAAGAAATAAAGCCATCGCTAATATTGATGGCTTTTTCTTTTTATTTACTTCTTTTTGTCCGTTCTTCATAGTAATAATTAGCATCTTCATACATTATTTGTGTTTCTTGCTCTTCTAATTTGTTTTGTTCTTCTATATACGCACTATAAATTAATAATTCTAGTATTTCACTGTTCTTTACCCTTGTTCTTTCATAAATATTGTTTGCTAATACAGTAAAATAGTTATTATTCTTTAATAAGCCTTGTTCTTTCCATTGTTCTATATATGTATTTATTCTTTTCTTAGTTTTATTATTTGCAATATTATAGATGTTTTCTGTTGTAAAATTAAATGTATCAAATAGTTCTTGAAGTCTGTTTTGTGTTTGTTTTGATATTTTATTATATAGTTGTTTTAATTCTTGCATTTTTGTATCGTGATAATTCCATATATTCATTTATCTATCACCTTTCCAAAACCAATGATACAAATCTTTTCCCATTTCACCAAAAAAACCTAAGGTAATAAAAAAAAGAATTATAAATATTCCTTGCATTTATAACACCTCTATTCTTTATTGATTTGCTTATTAACTATTTTGCTTTGTTCCTTCTTGTTATCTGCTATTAATTTTTGTGCTTTTTGTGTGTCTGTTAAATCTGTTAATTTGTCATCTTGTTTATCTTCTTTATTATCTTGCTCTACTCCTGCTTGTCCCATCATTTGCATTTGTTGCAAATTCTTTTGAATATTTTCTTCATTTTGTAAATCCATTTTTGCTAGCTCACTTGTACTATCTAAATCAAGTCCTAATAAGTTTATAACTGTATCATCACTGACTAATCCTCTTATTTTCATTGCGTTTGTAATTGTTGTTGCAGTATCAGAAGGTAGGTTTCTATTTAATTTTACTTCAATATCTCTAAAGTCATATGTTTTGCCTTTTTCTTTATTGAATTTTTCTAATATAATTCTCCATCTTCTTGTTAAACCTTCAAGAAAGTCGCCCTCAAATGTTGCTATATATTGTTGTAAACCAAAGAATTTTTTTTCAAGTGCTGCATTGTTGTCTGCTTGAGTAAAACCTAAATCAGTCATATTAGGGCAGAATGAGCATAAACAAATAATATCCATCAATGTCTTTTTATGATTTTGTAATGCAGTATCATTTACATTCTTTTCAACCCACCATAAGTTGCTATCAACTTCTCTACTTCCATCTAAGTATCTTACTCTACTTGTTAATACATACTCATCTTCTTTTTGTCTTGCAGGATTTATAATATCTTCACCTTTTTCGTTTTGTATAATCATTGGATTTTCTGGTGTATATCCTTTTACTGCTAATATTGCTTCATCATTATATTTGAATACATTTCTCGAATTTTGAATACATCTTTCATATGCTCTTATTAAACTTATTACAGGTTCAAATATTGCCATTCCATCACAATTTTCTATTGCAGTTGCTGGTATATCGTCATCCCATTTTTTAGGTTGTTTTTCTTTTTCATTTTCTTTGAATAATGGTTCGTCTTTAAACTGTTGTTCATATGCTAGTGTACCAAATATTTTCCTTTTTTCAGGTGTGTCATAATAATATCTTTTTCCGTCTACTGTTGTTAATTCTACCATTTGTTGATATTCACCATTTGCCATATATGTACGAATTATTCTATATATTCCTATTAGATTCTTAGGCAATGAATAATCCCATATAGCAACTGTTTCTAATGCATCACTTCTTGCTATTGTTATTTCTCCTGTTGTTTCATCTTTATAATATATTTCATAACATGCTCTTTTTACTAAATAATCTAATACCATATGTAAGAAATGTGAACCATCGTTGTTATAATCAACTATATGTTTTATTAACTCTTCTATTTCTTTAATTTCTTGTTCGTCATTAGTTTCGTGATTAAATAATTCTTTGATTATTTTGTCTTTATCTTTATTAAATGCTTTTACTTTATATGTCGGTGCTTTTCCTCCAAAATAACCAGCAGACATGATTGATATATATCTTTCTAATGGTACTTTTATGTCCTCATCATCTAGACTTGCTAGTTCTTCATCTGTTAGCTTTCTTCTGAACTTCTCATATAATTCTTTTCTTATATCTAATTCTTCTTGTGCTTTAAAATATATATCTGTTATACTTCTTTCTTCTGCTAATCTTTCTTTGCTATATCTTAACATTGTTTCCTCCTATTAAAAAAACACCTACTAAGTAGATGTTACATTTTTATAAATGACTTATTAGTCATTTCCATATTTGTATTTTTAGGTTTTGGATTTTCATATACACCTGTCAAGCAGTCCTCAGCATCATCATGTTCATTCTTTCCAGTTCTTACATAATGCTTTAAATGTTTTGCAAATTCTGGCCATTTATCTTCCCAATTAATAGGAAAATACACATTGTTCATTACTCCTGTTGAATTGCTTAATATTCTTGCAACTTTATTGTCTCCCTGATGAAACCATCTAACATTTGTATGCCTGTTGCCTAAATTCCTTAAATTTGTTATTACATTTCTTGCAAATCCTCTACCGCCATTATTACTTTCTATGTTTGCATTTCCAACATTGTCTTTCGTTAGCATTTCTGCAACTGCTGGCTCTGTTACTTCCATTGCTTCTTGTGTATAAATTACATTTAATATGTAATATTCTTCATTATACATTTGATAATTTATTGAACATAAGTAATCATTGCCCTCGTCTGCAGTATCTGTATAATTCATAATATAATGTGCTGGTGGTAATTTTTCATAAGTTTTAAATGCTGTGTATAATCTATTTTTCACATCTATTGGCTCTTGTTGGTAGTTTGCATATATAATGTCTTTATTCATATTTTTAGTTTTTAATTCATAGTCTTCTTTGTTTAATATTACCTCACACAACATTGATCCATCTTCTTGAACTGCTTTATAGTTTATATGTCTCACATTGTCATAGTTTTCTAATATATAACCTGCCAAGTCATTACTAGACCATCTTGTCATAATAATTATTAGTTTAAATCCTGTTTCTGTTCTTGATAGCATTGTGTTGTTAAACCAGTCTATTTGTTTTTGTAAAACATTTTCGTTGTATGCCTCTTCAACATTCTTTATTAAGTCATCTATTATCATTAAAGTACATCCAAAACCAGTTGCAGTTCCTTTTGGTGATGTTGCTAAATAATTTGCTTGTCCACTTCCATCTAATGCCCATTTATTTGCACTAGATTCGCCAAATTTTATTTTTGTATTAGGAAATACATCGTTATATACTATTATTCCTTCCGTCTTTTCCGATGCTATTGTATCTCTTACTGATTTTGCAAATGTTGTTGATAATATTTCATTATATGAACCTGTCATTACTTTTTCTTTATTATTGTTTCCAAATACCCATTCAACCAATTTACCTGCTGTTCTTGATTTTCCATGTCTTGGTGGCATATTTATTACACAAATCCTATCATCACTTTCGTAAAAGTCTTGTAATTTATGGCACATATCTTTTAGAAACTGTCTATCATCTTTATAAAAATCTGGTGCAGTTAATTTACAATACTCAAAAAAATCACGTCTGGCTAATTCCAAACGTGCTTGTTTTTTTAATTCTTCTTTTATATTACTATTCATTTAATATCTTTCTCAACTCTTCAGTAGACATTCCTGAAAATGGGTTATTAACTTCTCCAGATATATTAACTTTATCTTGTGGTTTTTCTCCTATTGTATCTCTAATGGTTTCAAATGCTTTTACATTTCCACTTAAAGCTTCTTGAATAAGCGAAAAACTTATTTTTTCTTGTATTGTTTTATCTTCTACTTTAGTTTCTAGCAATGATAATAATTCTTGTCTTAATGTTTTTCTTTGCGCTCTTACTTCTCCTGATTTTATTCCACCCTTTTTGCCTCTTTCTCTTGCTTCCTTCTTGCTTCGTACAGGTTTTAAGTTTTGCTCATTTGCCATTTAATCACCTTCTTTATGTTTTTCTCCATAATAAAAGAGCCTACTATTGTAAGCTCATTGTTTTATTTATTGCTATAATATTGTTTTATTTTCTCTATAGCATTTATAAGTTGCTCTTTTGTTCTAAAATTTTGTATAGTATTACTTCCAACACCTAAAATATCAATTTGTTGCAATTTTTCTATTTCTTTTAATATTTCAGGAATATTCATAGCTATACGTTCATTTTTTAGTTTGCTCAAAATTTCATTAGCCTTATTTATTTCTTCTTTTGTTTCACAACTATTTATTATTGTTGTATTTATGACATTCCAATAATCTTTTAACTCTTCTTCCATTTTTTCCTCCTTTTAAAAAATATTTTATAATATATCTTTTAAAAAAGTTTGTCGAAATTTGGCGAATTTATTTATTTTTGTTTAAATTTAACCTTAATATCACTTTTATTTTAATATATTTTTCATAATTGATTTATGCCTTTTCGCTGTAATGCCTGCCCAACAATTCACTTTGCATGTTTTACATTTGTTTTGCATACATCTTTCATAATTGTCACATTTTACTGTGTTGTCTGTTCTTCTTGTTATTTTACATAAATCTTCATCATTGTTTTTTGTTGTTACATTCTTGACATATTATTTTTGAATATATTTCAAATGTATTTATATTCTTTTTCTTTAGTATTTCTTTTATAGTGTTCATATTTTTTCCTCCGTTTTTATTTTAAATTTCGACATATTTTGACATTGTTTTTATTTTGTATTTGTTATAATTTTTTTGAGCCTGAACATTATTTTTTATAGAAAAGAGGTGTTGCTTATGACGTCAAGAGAGGAAATTGCACTTCAATTAACTTTAAAAACTATTGAAGATTGCAAATATAGTAGTATTAAACAAATGAAATCTCTTCCTTACGAAGTTTATAATGAAATTTATAAAAATCTTTCTACATATAATAAATCTTAGTTACTTGTATTAACTATCTCACACATGGTTTTTATATTACATATATTTGTTCAGGCTCATTATTAAATATTTTACTTATTTTCTTGTATATAGAAAAAGAGGCAGATATAAATCTACCTCTTTCTTTTTAATACTACTCAACACTTACTTTCTTCCTGGTCTGTAATCAGTTAATGCAACTCCCTGAACACCTGTGCTCACATTATGAAACACATGGTCTCCTGTTGCCTTGTCTTTGATGTTCATCTGCCGAACTTCTTCGCTTTTTTGTCCTGCGTCATTTTTTACATTGGTGTTCCAATGTTTGACTTTTGAGTCTTCGTATGTTCTTGGCATAGTAGCATCATCCTTTCTGATACAAAAGTATCTGAATACATATACATTAAGTTTCGTTTAAAAGTATAACATTATTTTTGTATTATGTCAAGTATATGAGTGATATATAGTTATTAATTTGCCTAGCATAATTAATAGCAATAAAAAAAGAACCTATCTTGCTTGATAAGTTCCTTGCAAAAGTTTATATCTTTTTTATTGATTATTTGTCTGAGTCGTTGTATAATGTTTTTGTTCTTCCATTTTTTTACCTCCTTGAGAAAGGTGGTGAAAAAATGAACAATATTCTAAAGTTTCTTGTACTAGTCATTATTGCATACATCATTAAGATGTTTGATTAGTACATAACATTCTTCGGCGCCCTGCTTTGCAGGGTTGCTTTTTTTGTAAAAAAATACTAGAGATTGCATTCCCTAGTACTTTTTGTTCTTCTTTAATATTCTAAAGTTTCTTACAGATTGAAAGGAGTGATAACAAATGATAAATATCTCTTTTCTAAATCTGTATTAGTATTATACTAGAGTTTTCGTGTATTGTCAACCTTTTACATCGCACTATTATTACATTTCTATTACATTTCTATTACAATTATACCATTTTTATGTTAATTTTTCAAATTTAAAAGAGCAAATACAAAAGGGGGCTTGTGCTTGCTCTTTTCTCTACCTACTTTTTCTATTATAATTATAGTACTTCCAAAACGAAATTGAAAGGAAGTTTTAACGAAATTTTAGCGAAGTTTTTAGACTTTACTGTCTAGTCCAATGTTTATTATCTTTAACATACTTTTTATAGCATTATCTCTATAAGTTTGTAGTTGCTTAATGCTTTTGTATTTTTCAAATTCATTAAAATATGCTTTTTCAACATAATCCCATTTTGCTTTATTCATATAATACGTTTCTATAACAAATCTTTCTTCTTGAGTTAATGGATTCATCATATTTTTAACTCTTACTACTATTTTATTTAATTGCATTTTCTTTTTATTTAATTCTTCTAATTTGCTCGTTAAATATTCTCTGTCTTCTTTATTTATATAATTTAATTCTTTTTTATAGTTTATGGCTGTATTTAATACTTTGTCAGATATTTTATTTGTATTACTATGTATGCTATCATAACTTTGTCCTGCTATTTGCATATTTTCTATAACTTCTTTCTCTGTGTCTTCATATACTGTTCCTGCATATTCTAATCTTTGCTGATATTCTTCTGTTTTTAAATCTATTTCTGTCAATTTAGATTCATTCTCTTTATGCTCTCTTAGCATTTTCTCAACATCTTCTTTTATGTAATTATTCATTTGTACCTCCTTTTTTTAATTCACTATTTAATTTATCTAAAATATTGTATGCTTTATTTATTTGCATTTGATTATATTCTCTTTTGTGATAGTCTGTTGTATTTATTGTTTCTAATGTTTTCATTGCTTTTTTAATTTGTTTTTGTATATTTTCTATTGTCATTTGTGTCACTTCCTTTTTAAATACTCATATATTACTCTTTCTACATAAGCTAATGCTTCATAATTGCTTATATATCTTCCGCTGTGTCTATTTCTTACTTCTGCTCTTATTATTCTTATTTCTTGATTGTATTGTCTTTTATACATTGCTGCTAACTGATTTTTACTTAAACCTTGTTTCCACTTATCTAATATTTCTTTATTTTGCATACTACACCTCTTGTATAGTTTTTGCATTTTTATGTAAAATATGTTATAATTTTTTTATAAACATCTTAGGAGGTATACTGTATGAAAAATTATTTTGGTGTTGAAATCGATACCAAAAACATGACTTTAGAAGAACTTGAAGAAGCTCAAAAGAAAATTAGAGAATTGTACTCAGACATTTCTCTTCAAATTGAATTAAGAAAAATGGCTGAACGCAAACATAGCTCTTCTAATTAAGTCTTCTCCCCGCTGAACTTTAGTGGGGATTTTCTTTTGATTTATTTTTAAAATATCGTTTAATTCTCTTTCCACATTCTGGGCAATATTTTAGATTATATGCTTTTGATGTTATAATAGAAATTTCTTTTCCTTTAGCAGCTCTTTGCTCTTTTTTCCAAGTATACACACTAATTTTCGCAAAAAATTTTTCTTTGAATCTTGATGTATCAAGTTGATGTTTCTTCCAGAACTCAATTTCTTCACAACACTTACACATTTTGTTTTCTCCCTTCTAGTAGTTCTTCTAGTTCTAATATTCTTTCATTAATTGCTTTTATTCTGTCTACATCTGAAAATCTATTACAACTTAATAACATTTTCTTGTATTCTTCTATCTTGTCTTTTACTTTTTGAATTGGAATAACTTGACTTTTTATTTTAACTTCTTGTGCTTTCAGATTTTCAATTTTCCCAGTATATAACATATAATACTTCAAATTTAATTCTTCATTCTCTTTTAATACTCTTTTATAATCTGATAAAATATGTTCTATTGCGTATTGATATTTGTTTCTTTCCTCATCATTAACTAAGTTTGTACTGTACACATCGTCAAGTAAATAATCTAACGTTTCTAATATTTTTATATCTTCTTCTATACTATTTCTCATATTAGCACCACCTAACCTTATTATTCATTATAAAATAATGTGATTTACATGGAATATTAAAATTTCCTATGCTTGGGTTTAAACTTAATTCGCCATCTCTAAAATTTAAAGTCCATCCATTCATTCCTAATGGTGTTACTGTTTTTTCTCCACAACCACAAGCACATAAATGAACTGCTACTTGACATTCTAAACAGACATAAAGTATCCCTTGTTTTAATTTATGTGGTATTCTTTCAACTGATTTTATTTCAAATTCTTTTATACTATTTTCTTTCACTTAAAACACCTCCTAATACGGTTCATAATAATATTCATATTGCTTATTGCAGTTCTCACAAGTGCATATAATTCTTTCTTCAAGCGGTATATTGTATTCTACATTTTCACTCCCGCATTCTTTGCATTTCCACATCAAATCAAAGCTTGTGTCCGGTTCTACTTCTGCATACTCATCGTCAAGTTCTTCTATCTCATCTTTTTCTATTTTATCCATCCTAATTCCTCTACTTTCTTATTTATTGCTTGTAGTTCTTTTGAGTTTAATATAGGATTTAATTTCAATGACATTGTTCTAATTTCTTTTGGTCTTTTATATGCACCTATTTCTATTCTTTCACCTACTATATGAAATCTAATATATAAAGTATACAACTCTCCTCTTATTGTTTCTGATTGTTTATATTCAATAACTCTGCAATCCTGTGTTGTCCATTTGTTTACTTCTGGTTTTTCATCTTCTTCTGGATGATTATCATATTTTTCATATCCTAATTCTTTAAACATCTCATCAGCCGTTTTTTCAAAACTATATCCTGATGTTTCTTCTCTTGATATTAATTCATCTGTAATATCTTGTTCTTTCATTTAATCACCTCATAATCTTCTTTTATATTATTATCAACTTCTATTTTTAGGCCAAATAGTGGATTCAATGGTTGTTGCCTAGCATCTAGCACCTCTATTATATTTACTTGTCTTTGAGCTTCCGTTGCTATTTTTCTATATATATCTTCTTTCATTTTTATCTTTTTAGGAGCTTTCAAAGATCTGCTTACTGTTTCATTTATTTCAGAAATAATCTCATCTACTGTTTTTTCTTTCACTATGTATCACTCCTCTCTAGTCCTAAATTTTCATATGCATCATCTATCTCTTTGTAACTTATTAAATTTTTACGTAATTCATAAAAAACATCACTTATATATTCATCATCTTCTAATTCAAATATTTCTTGTATCATTGCAAACATATTCCATGTGCAAATTCCATCTTCCCAAAGTTCATTGTGCAATATAACTAATTCTTCTCCGATTTTATTTCCAAATTCTAATATTATTTTTTCCAATAATTCTCTATTGTTGATTTTGGGATTTTTCATTAAATTATCAACAAATTCTTTATAATTTAATTTTTCTAAATCTACACTTATACTCATATCTTATTTACTCCTTTACATCTATAATATCTTTTTCAGGGCAATACCATATTCGTCCATCATCTTGTTTTATATGTACTGTCATATCTCTTCCTGTTGGTTTAAAATGTTTTATTACCACTCCAATATGACCATCATATGTTGCTACTCTTTTTCCTATTAATGTTTTAAGCATTATCCCACCACCTTTTCGTGTAGGCTTTTTCTAACTTTTCTGTATAATATACACTCATTAATATTATTGCTATTGCTAAAGCTATTATTGTTGCTATTAATATATAAAATATTGTTTCTGACATATCTATTCTCCTCCTAATAACTCTGGATTATCGTATACATTACTAATTACTTCCAACTCATAATCATATTCTATAAATTTTCTTAACGACTGGTAATAACCTTGTTTTCTATGTAATCCAAATTCTCCATCTTTAAACTCAACAAATCCTTTTTCAATACAATAATCAACAAAATTACCTCCAATATATTGTTCACATTTTATAATATCTCCCTCATATATCTCTTTCCCATTTTTATCGTGCAGTCCTGTGTATTGCATTAATACAAAACTTGGTTGAAACGGTATACTCATTCCTATAAAGTCTCTATCGTTCGGGTCAAAATTCCAAGTACCTTTTTCAAGTGTTATCTGACCGATTTTAAACATTTTCTTTAAATCTTTATGCCATGCTCTAAACTTTATCTCTCTATTCATCTTCTCCTCCTACTCTTTATCTATTAGTTCCCAAAATTTTTTTGCTCCATAATCATCTACAAGTATTCTTCTTAAATCTTCTAGGCTTATTTCATCTACCGTTATATTATGTTGTTGGCAAAATCTTTCTGTTCCCATTTGACACGCTCCTGTTATTGCTCTGTATTGTGCTCTATTAACTTTACCTGTTTTCTTTATTTTCCTTACTATTTCAGAGTTATCTGTATTTCTTAATTTTTTAAATGTTAAATCTCCCATAGCTTCTTTTAATGTTTTTCCATGTGCTGATAAATCATCTTCTACAGCACAATATCCTAAAGGAGTTTTATATATTGTTATGTTTTCTATTTTTTTTACCGACTTTACATTTCCCCATAATATGCCATCAAAATATATATATTTTAATTCCTTGTTGTAACCTTTTAATACTTTCTTTATACTTACTACGCTCTCTCCATTAAATCCATATATACTACCATCTACCATTAAATTATCTGGTAATTCTGTTATGTTTGTATCACTTAGGTCTAACCATCCTCCTACTGTTAAATTATCTGGTAATTCTGTTATGTTTGTATCACTTAGGTCTAAACTTCCTCCTACTGTTAAATTATCTGGTAATTCTGTTATGTTTGTATCACTTAGGTATAACCATCCTCCTACTGTTAAATTATCTGGTAATTCTGTTATGTTTGTATTTCTTAGGTCT